GCTGGTCTCTGCAAGCACTGGAAACCTGTCCCGGCTCTGTGTCGGCTTCAGGTGCTCTGGTTGACGCTTGCTCCGGATGCTACGCCACCACCGGATGCTACTCCTTCAAAGGCACTAAAGCAGTCCGTGCCGATAATAAGGCAGCATGGCAAGAGGCTGGCTGGGTTGAGCTCATGGTTGCTTCACTGAAAAAGCAGAGCTACTTCCGTTGGTTCGATTCGGGAGATATGTACTCCCTCTCCTTGGCTGTCAAAATGTACGAGGTAATGGCTGCTACTCCCCATGTAAAGCACTGGTTACCCACGCGGATGTATAAATTCCCTAAATTCAATGCCATATTGGCCAAGATGGAGGCTCTGCCTAATGTCATGGTACGCCGTAGCTCGGATGCTATTGACGGTACATATGCTGCTGGTGTGCATGGCTCCACAATTTTACCTGATGCTACCTCGGTGCCATCCGGTGTTACCTTATGCACCGCTTATGAGCATGGCGGTAAGTGCAATGGCTGCCGTGCTTGCTATGACAAATCGGTGGAAGTGGTTGGTTATCCTGCTCACGGCCGCAAAATGGCCAAGGTTATTCGCTTGGCAGTGGCCGCTTAAGGTTTAGGTTTTCGCTCGGGCTCTCCATGGGAGCTCTTTTGGACTGGTTGAGCTGTGCTCCCAGTCCTTTTTTTGGTCGCTAGCTGGCTGGTGTGTATTGCTCTGAGCTGGTGTGTATTGCTGGTGGCTGCTGTCCGAGCAGTAGCGGTGAGGGATGGGGGTGCCGTAGGTAAGTGATTAGCTAAAAAAGCTCCACCAGGTCAAACTCTTTTTTCCAATTTTTTATTTTCTGGGGCTCCCAATGGATCCACGAAATTTTTTCCAGGAGGAATTTTTGCCGGATATCGCATGTCTCCATATCACACAGATAACCGTCTACATGGGTACAACCAATACCCCTATACACTTCACAACGTTTTACTGGATCATCACTCATAGTTTTTCTCCGCAATGTGGACAATTCTTGGCTGAAGCATTACGCATTTCTTTAAGTGTCTTGGCTAGTTTACGAGCATCAGCAGTAAGTCGGCGTATAGCTTTACGGTTCCTATCGCTTTTGGCCTTACTCAATTCTGCTTTAAGGTGCAGTTTCATCTTAGTCAAACGACCTTCGAATATTTCAATAAAGCCAGTTATGCCTGCGGACTCACTCATCCTTCAACTCCGAAATAAGTTTTCTTTACAAATTTTACCACATGGTCAATATTGCCTGTATATGAGCCGGCCAAAACATAATCTACATTACCAATGAGCCTACGAACTTTTTCATTAGATTCTTCTACGGTCAGGTTTGGAACAAACTGTTCGGTGCCGTCTTTTTTGATTGCGTAGAAAAGGCAGTTGTTCATTCTTCAACTCCGAACCATTCTTTGATAAACTGTTTAGCGCTTGCAGCACCGCTTGCTTCTTTGTCACAGCCATGTTCTAGCAATGATACATCTGCACAATCACACATACGCATACATTCCCGAGCAACCAACTCGGCAAACTTTTGCATATTCTTGTAGTTCCCACCAATGCCCCATCTACCTACCTTTATATCCTCACCCCAATCGATTAATATACCAGCCTGTCTAGCAAGTTCTCTAAATCGCTCTTCATTCATTACCAATCACTCTCATCCATAATTACCTTTTCTATTGTTACCATATCGCCATTTACTACAGCCGGTAAAGATACTTTGACAATCGAACCGATACCAGAAGAAGAATCAACGGTCACGGTGATATATTCGGCTTCTGGATACTTGTCACAAAATTGTTTGATTGCAATAAGGTCTTCTCGGTGTAATGTTAATTTGTTCATACTTCAATGTCCAGTTTGTTTCCCTTGGCTCTGATCGCCTTAATGAATGCTCTTTGTGTGTAGATGTAATCTGCAACCGCTTCAATGAATTGGTTGTGTTTGGTGTCTTCCCTTTTGGCCAAGGACTGTGTTTCTTTGGCTTTCAGATCGGATGGAAGACTAACTGGTTTTACTTCGGCTGATGTGATTCTCATTCTTCTACTTTCGGTGGCGTTTTGAAATATTTGTTAAATATCACATTGAAATCGCTTCTATTCCTGCGGCCAGCACACATGCTGTTGCAGAATCATATTGAATAACTGTCCATGTTCCTTTTTCTTTGTTCATCACAATCGAAATAAAAGAACTTGTTTTGGCATCTTTGGCCACCCATATCGGAGTTTCGCCATGTTCTTTGAACAGAAACTCTATGATGCCTTGAGTAGAAGCACACCTCATCGTTCTGCTGAGTTCGTATGTTCGTTCTTGTGCAAATGTTGTGTTACTGTACAGTAACGCTAAGAGTATGATTAATTTACGCATTTGATTTCATTTTAATGTTACCAGGTTATCTCTGAATATTTCCCATGCTTTTTGCCAGGACCATTTGTTTGAATGTATTATAACATCTTTACGATCCAGTGTCAAGCAACAAGAGATGTTATAGTTTAAGTCTTCGCCAAGATAACCAGTCTTGCCAATGTCTACCACATCTAGAGGTCCGGGTGCTGGGTACGCAGCTACTGGTGTACCGCAGGCCATAGCCTCAATCATAACGATGCCGAATGTTTCCCACTTTGAAGGGAACACGAAAACATCTGCGTTTGCGTAATAGTATGCAAGTTCTTTGCCGGTCTTGAATCCCACGAACTCAACATCTGGATACTTTAAGGCTAACTCGGACATATATGGTCCATCACCGACCATTATTTTTCTGGCACCTGGATACTGTATCTTGCAGAAGTCATCGAGGTTCTTTTCTTTTGAAACTCTGGAAACACAAACAAGGGTGGGGCCTCCGGAAGCGCTGGCAATACGCTGAGAATTATTAAAGATATCTCTATCTACTCCACGGGTCCAGGAAATAATATCTCCATCGAACCCGTGTGCTTGTAAATCTTTGACCATTGTGTCTGTCGTGGTCAATACTTTGCCTGAGTGTTTGTGGAACCAACGTACTAGAGGCCAAGTAACTGCCTCAGGTATGCCAAATAAGGCTCTAAGTCCTTCAGGGAACTTAGTATGATAAGCAGTATTGTACCTAAGATTATGTTTTGAAAGATATTTTCTAGCAGACAGACCAACAGGACCCTCTGTGGCGATATGGATATAATCCGGACTGATCGCCTCAATCTTCTTGCCGATTTGCCAGGTAAAGGCAATCTTGACTTCGTTGTAGCCAGGACAATCAAAGTAGCGGAAGTTCCTGGGAGTAATGTAAACAACGTTATAACCGTCCAGAATCGCACAAGCCTCAATGTTCTTGTAAGTCGTGACAACGCCATTAATTTGATTCGGTAAGTTGTCCGTTATTATCAGTATCTTCTTTGTCATTGCTCTGTGTCCATGTTATTATTTCCCATCGACCGTCATGATGCTCTACAAGTGCTGTACAACTTTCAACCCAGTCACCATCGTTCATATATATCACGCCGTCAATTTCTTTTATCTCTGCATGGTGTATATGGCCACAGATAACACCATCAAATCCACGTTTCTTGCAGTATGCTGCCAGATTCTTTTCAAATTGAAATATGAAATCTACTGCTTTTTTGACCTTGTGTTTAAGAAACTGGCTAAGGCTAAAGTACCCAAAACCCATACGGTGACGAATCCAATTAAATTTACTATTGATAGAAAGGATAATATCATATGCCTTATCTCCTAAAAATGCTAACCACGGTGCAAGTCTGGTGATGCCATCAAACATATCTCCATGTGTAACCAAATAGTGTTTACCATCTGCACCAATGTGTTCAAATTGATTGTGTATCTCTATTAGGCCAAATGAAAATCCATAAGGTATCATTGGTCTAAGGAATTCATCATGATTGCCTGCAATGAATATTACTTTGGTGCCACGTTTAGCATGACCCAATACTCTACGTACTACATTAGTATGTGATTGTTTCCAACGCCATTTGTTTTGTTGTATCTTCCATGCATCAATTATATCACCCACAAGATACAATGTTTCACACGAATTGTTTTTCAGAAAATTATTTAACTTCTCGGCTTGACAACCATTTGTCCCAAGATGTACATCTGAAATGAAGATTGAACGATAAGTTTTTTTGGTCATCCATTATGTAGAATTTTAGGAATTAGTAATAAAAATGTCACAATTCGGATGCACAAGATTTTGTTTCTAGTCTTTGCATTGTGTATTCATGAGCTTTGTCCCATACATCAGGTTCACCCCAAAATAGAAAGAAACAAAGAAAAACAAATAAAAAAAATGACCAATCACTTAAACTCATAATTACACCTACACGTTTTGTTTATTTACATGATAGTATTTGTAAATCTTTACGAAGTATGCAAATTCCATCGGACTATGTTCAGGATCAGGAAGTTTGTCGCCAAAATGTTGTTTCATTTTTTCATACATGGTTATAGCTTCTTCATCTGTCATTTCGATAATTAAACCTCTTTGTATATATTAGACCAGATTTTCAGTTTCTCTTTTTTGGCCTGTCTTGCTGCATTAATGTTACCATCAGAAACAATACATTTCTCTACCATAATATCAATCATAGCCAGAAGGTCGCCAACTTCTTCTTCTAAACTCTGCATGTTACTTTTATTTGTAACTGGATGTACAGAGTCGAAACCGAAACGGAAAATCTTTGAGATTGCCTGCGTTACTTCAGCACATTCTTCCTGTGTGATACAGAAAATCTCTTTGGTCTTTTTATCCATTAATAACCTCATTTAATAAAACTTGATTACCATCACCGCCTTGTACAAAAGATTCTGCTAATCCCTCAGCTTCATCTTCTGAACGTACAGTTCTTCGTTGAAGAACTTTGTTTCCAATATACATGGTAACTTCCCAAATATTAAACTGTGTATCAAGTCCTTTACTGAGTTTTGTGACTGTGGCTTTTCGGCCTTCGCCATAATATTCCGAATACATATCCATAATAACTCCTTATGCAATTAGTCCAATAAAACGATTCAGTACAACACGGCTGTTGTGTTTGCCACTATTGTACTTTGTAAATGCAGAGGCAATACCTCTGAAGGTTGAGTTTTCTTTAACTTCAAAAGTAGAATCCTCATCGGTATCTAGGCCATTTGACCGTAAGATATAATACTCATCATATCCAGTGTTTTCTAGGATAGCAAACTTAGATTTTCTAAAGTTATCTTTCATTTCTTCATGGTTAGTTTGTTTCGGAAACCATTCATGAACTTTACGATTGAAGTCTCTGCCATTGATAACATAGAAACCAATAACGTTGGAACCTGTTCGTGTTTTCAACAAACGAATCAGTGCATTTGTCTGTTGTGTGCTATAACTACTTCTATTATCAATCTTCTGTTCGTGTTTGGTAACAGGATCACGGATAACCAATCGTTCACATTTCATATTAACATCGGTTAGTCCGTAATAGTCATCTCTTTGATAGTAACGATTTGAATTGTTGCTTTCGCCGTCAGTCAGAAAAATTGTATTCACAATTTGTAACTTGTGTTTCTTTTGAAACTCTGGAACAATAGTCATTGCATGAACGATTGCTGCGTTCAAAGGCGTTCCTTGCATATACATCCAGTATGGAAAAGAACTACGGACTTTACTCAATCCAGCCATACACACCAGTCCAGAACATGCATATGTGAATTCAGAACTAGTCATTCTAGATGATAATAGATTCATCAATCCATATGGTTTGAAATACATATCATTTTCTTTTGGTACTTGTTTTGTCATATTTTGTTTATCTGTATCTTCGACAAAAGCATATACATCATATGGTATGTTCATTTTCTTACAGAACAATACCAAATTAATTAATTGTTTCATTGTGTTACCAATGTGGTCGATCATAGAACCAGACCAATCAAGGAACATAACAAGTCCGTGTGATTTACCACCAGGAACAACTGAGATTTTTTTAAAGATATCTTCACTGAAACCATAAGAGTAAATCTTACTCATATTCAACTCACCAGTTTTGGCAGTTGTAGTGCGTTTCAGTTGGTCAGCATTCTTACGCATTTCGAATTCTTTGACAAGATAGGAAACTACTTTGTTACTTTCATTTCGAATTTTAAGAAATGATTCTGTTGAAGAACTGAAGTTTTCTTCTTTGTATCTTTTCCAAATATATTTGTGGTCAACTACATCTTTTGGATTAAAATGTGGAATATTTGCGTATATAATATTACTTAAACTATTATCAAAAAGTTGTTTTTCATTTTCTTTATAAGCTGCATCAGTAAAAGAACGAATCTGGTCTTCCAGGCTTACTTTTTTATCTTCTTCTACAGAATTAAATTCATCACTATCGGATTGTTGGTTAGATTCAACCTCTTGTTCATCTACATCTTCACCATCTTCAAAAGTTTGTTCTTTTGAATTGCCTTGGTCATCAAAATCAACTTCTTCATATTCCGGTTCGTCTTCATCTTCACCATCATCATTGTTTTCGGCTTTAGCTTTAGCACGTTTTTGTTCTTCTTCTTCTAATTTACTTTTCATGTATTCGATAATTTTCTTCGATACATCAATAACATCATCATAGGTTTCAGTTGTTTCAACTTCACCAAGTAAATCACGTTCCTCATCATTGAATTGAATCCGTAATGCTGCACCACCCTTGCAGTGTAGGTTAATACGATCAAGAAAATTCATCTTGTTGATGTCCGTTCCTTTGATACCAAAAAAATCTTTATCCATAAGCTCACCATAAGCCTTAACAAAGGAATTTTTAAGACCTGGATATTTGTATTTGATTTTGCGTTCAATACGGGAATCTTCGACTACATTGGCCACATCTCTAATAACATTTTCTTCTTTTGCTTTCATCATACCTTCCATAGGTGTATAGAGAGCGTGACCAACTTCATGTCCTGTAAAAAGGTCATAAAGAGCACTAGAGATATTTTTATCCAAAACCGGAAGTGTCAAAATCCGATTCTTAACGTCAAAAGATGCTGTTGGTACCGGACGTTGTTCAACAACAAGATTCTCGGTTGCCATCAATTTGGCTAAAAGTGATTTGGATTCAAGTAATTCCATTATTTTTTCTCAGTCATAACGATAATATTGCCTGTTGGAGTTTCTTCAACTCTTAAATTTAAGACAGTGCCTTCTTTCCAACCTGTTTCAGCAATAAATTCTTCTGGAAATTCTAAGATTGCATCGCCAGAACCATCATTTGCTTCTTGTACATCAATGATGTATCTTTTATTCATAATATTCTTTCATCCGTTTGTACCAATCTTGGTCATTTTCGAATTGTGACATAACTGCCCATTGCCGAGTGACTTCATCTAAAGGTTTCCAGTCAATCGGTTGTTGTGGTTCTTGTTTTGGCTCAGTAATTTGTGACATTTTTTGCTCCTAGCTCAGAAATTGACGACAAAATCGCTTTTTTAGCGTTTTTACGGTCATATTTTACGACATTTTTGTGTTCTTGTACAGGCTTGATTGGTGTACGGCACACAGGACGTTGTAATTTTACAACGAAACTCATTTTCTTGCTCATTTTAGCGCCTCATTTTAGAAATATCTACAGCTTCTTCGCTGTTAAACACGGGAACAGCGTTGGATTTGTGCATTGTTGCAATTCCCATCACTTTTGTGCCAGTGTAAATCTTTGGTGAGGCTTTAGTAGCTACACCATTACCTGTATTTAATGACGGATGCCGCACGGTTTCACGGCCGACAGGTACCGATAACTTATATGTTAATTGATTGCTTGTGGATTTGATAGGTTTTGATGTTTGGTGTGATTTCAACCATTCATCATATTGTTCACGCACGGCTTTTGGTCCTAGTTTTTTCTTGGACTTTGCGGGTCGAACATAAATCATCATAAAAATCTCCTGAGTAATGGTTGTATTATACACCATTCAACAAAGAGTGTCAATAGATGTGTTGTAAATTTACAACATTAAAAAGATTTAAATTTTTGAGGTTTTTGACTATAACGCTGTTGGGATTCAAAAGATTCATATTCATCATAATACTTTTGTTTCTTTTGTTGTTTTTGACGTTTTTTATTCTTGTTTTCCTGACGGAAATATTGCTCATCATCATAGTCTCGTACATTGCGAAACTTTCCAGAAAATTTTGACACTTAATTAAACTCCTTGATTAATAATATTGTAGGTTGTAAATGTTACACCACGAATTCGTGATTCTGGCATTTTTTCAACACTGTTTTTCGAAACATAAATTATATTTGACATTGGATAACACAATTTTACAAGTTTTAAGAGATTGCACGATGTTCCATCAAAATCATTAAAGGTAAAAACCTCATCGACAAAAGGAAAGCTCTCAACAACTTCTTTTCTTTGGCTAAAATTGTTTTTGAAACCGCCACGGCATAATTCCATATAAGAATCGGAATGAACACCCACAATAAGCCAATTACACTTGGTTTTACAAATTTTTAATAATTTAAATTCATCATAACTTATAGGATCAAATTCACCAGATATAACAATTATGTTTTCTTTTAAAATCATGGTAACATGTCTGGAAATGCCTCTTTTACGAACTTGTAATCTAGGCCTTTTACTCCTAGATCCTTTTGGAAAATACCCAATAAAACTTCTGCTTCCCGTGGCTCAATTGATTCCAACATTTGAATCAACAATTCATTTCTACGGGCTTCACTTAATTTTTCTGCTGTTGGATCACCAACCATGAACATATACAACCTACGAATCTGGCCATTTAAGCTATCATGTGTAATACCTGGCAACATATCTGTTGGCACTTTATAATTCTCAGGTAACTCTTTAATTTTCCATTGTATATTAGGATGATATGCCAATTTTAACACATCGACCAACGTTTGTGTAAGATTTTTAGAAATTACATCCATACGTTCTTTTTTATTCTTAGCTTGTTCAAATTCATCAAACACTTCATATAACGATTTCATTAAAATTCCCCAATAACATCTATTAAACTTTTCAGTTTGTTTGTAATCAAATAATCCAGTATTTTACCCTTAGGCGCTGGCTTCGTTTCTTCATAAGTATTTATAATTTTGGTCTGTATATCGCCTGGTATGTTTCTCAGGTCAATAAGTGTTTGGTTTCGTGAAAAACCAATACGTGCGTTTTCATCTTCATAATCACCATAGTTTTGTGACATGAACTTGGTGAGTTTGGCTTCCGTCATGACCTTTTGACGAATCTCACGCACAAAGGTATCACTTGGTGACAAGATGTTTGGAATGCCGTCACCTTTATCACCATGAATGATTTTCTCTTTCAATTCATCCATTGGATTTTTGGAAAGAAGAAATTTCTTTTGTGCAGGATTGTATTGTTTGACAGTATAGTCACTTCGACCGTTATACATCTGTAATTGCAAGAAATCACCATCACTAGAAATGATTAAAACGTTCTCATGCATAATATGACGAGGAACAAGTGTACCGATGATATCATCAGCTTCCGCACCTTCAACATCAATGACCTTATATGGAAAATTATCTCTAAGTTCTTGCTTGAATTTGGAAAGCATATCAAATATTAAATGCCAATCAAGTTCAGATTTTTCTCTGGTCTTTTTGCGGCCTGCTTTGTAGAAAGGAAAGAAATCCTTGCGCCAATATTTGCGGTTGTCAGCACACAGTACAACTTCACCATATTCTTCACGGAAGTTCTTTAGGTGAGTCCTGAGAATGTTCAAGACCATGTGTCTGATAAGGCCTTCTTCTAACTTAACACCTTTTTGACTGGCAATTTGTGCCATCAGTCCGGCTAACAATACCTGGTTAAGGTCAACGAGAATCATAATATACTTTCAGTTTAGATGTTCACATTTTACATCATTGACTTGAATTTGTCAACAGCATCATCTAAGAAAACGTTGGAGGTTGTGGTTTTCTTTGCAATTAAGCCATACCAACCTTGTGGAATCAATCCGGATACGTATTCTCTAGGATCGGCAAAAATAGCATCAAAAGTATCAAGTTCCTCAACATCACCATTATCTTCGTTGCATTTAAACAACAAAATATGCCACCAAGAACCGATAATGTTTCCTTCTATTGGTTGACCTGGATTTTTGTATTTGTTTGTTATGATATTGATACTATCTTCATCTTCCATCGGTAAAAAGAATAATGCATCAAATTCCCCACCAACCTCTTTCAAGTAGTCTAACATTGTAATCCTTTGATGTGTGACTTTCTTACTCTAACCATAATCCAAGAATTGTAATAGTCATCTGTCTCCAGAACACCATTTACAAACTGTTCTTTCGCTTCAAGATAACCACACTCACCTTTACTTTTGCATAGATGTATAATTTCTCGGCTAAACGAATCTTGTCCATGTATTATAACATCTTTTTTCAATTCCTCGTTACTTCCGTAGTAAGTTTGCCAGTCTGAAGAAACTTTGAAACGTTTTTTCTTACCTTTTACTTGTCTGGTTTTTGAGGAGTAAAAGAATTTCTTACCAATGTATTTTTTATTTGTTACATTGTTGGTTATAAGATACACGAATCCATAATCCTCACCAATCAAATCTTCTGTAAAATCTTTATCTTTGTATTTCCAGTTTAGTCCCATTTTTCATTATCATCGAGTTCATCATCCTCTATATATTCTTCTTCGGATAATGAATCAATGGTTTCACCACAAAATGGGCAAAACTCAGGTAATTCTTCTGATACAAGTTCTTGCATATAAATTACATCATAGCTGGATTCACAACTACTACACTCCGCTGTTATTGTTTTTGTTGTCATATGTTTTCCTTTAGTTTGCCCACACATCACTCCAATCTCCGGACAATGCACCTTTTGCATAATCAGTTGCACGGTTCTCAAAAAAGTTTGTGTGTGTTGGTGCGTTAATCATTTCTTCAACCCAAGGTAGTGGGTTCTTCTTTACTTTAAAAATGCCTTTAAGACCAAGAGATATAAGACGCCTGTCAGCAATATAACGGATGTACTTTTTGACATCCTCACTAGATAGACCGTCCATAGCGCCCATAGAAAAGGCGAGGTCAATAAACTTGTCTTCCAGTTCGACCATCTTTTCCGCAATGCTGTAAATACGGCCTTTAAGTTCATCGTTCCATATCTCTTTGTTTTCCTCTATGTAGGTACGAAATAATTTAATCATTGACTCAGCATGTTGTGTTTCATCAACAATAGACCAAGTAACAATCTGTCCCATACCTTTCATCTTACCTGTACGAGGAAAGTTCAATAACATGATGAAAGAGGAGAACAACTGCATTCCTTCAGTGAAAGCACTGAACACGGCGATGTGAGTTGCAGTTGAAGCGGCATCACCATTCTTAGAAGAAATGTCCAACACATAATCGTGTTTGTCTTTCATTTCTTGATAATCTGAGAATTGGTTGTAAGTAGCTTCAGGTAAACCAAGTGTTTCGATTAGGTGACTATAAGCAGCAACGTGTAATGCTTCTCTTGCTGCGAAACCCAATAACATCATACGAACTTCTGGTTGTGGAAAATATGGCAAATAATTCTTCACATAACCACCAGCAACGTCAATGTCACCTTGCGTAAAGAATCTAAAGATGTGTGTGAGGAATTGTTTTTCTTCTTTGCTTAGTTTCTTTTTCCAATCCTTAACATCTTCCATCATTGGAACTTCTGTGTGTAACCAATGTGATTGTTCGTGTTTCAACCATGCATCATATGCCCAAGGATAATTGAAAGGTTTGAAACTGTTTCTTTCATCCGTAAGTTTAGATCCAATTTTCTTAATCATATTGTTGCCCACTCTTTCAATTCTGTAACCGTTTTAGAACCAACCAATCTTTTAATCTCAACTGTACCATCAGTCAACACCAAGGTTGGTACACCACGAATGCCATATTCAACTGCAACATCAGATTGAATATCAATATCAACCACTTCAATTGGCAACGACAGGTTTGCTTCTTCTAAATTTTTTGCTAATGATTTGCATGGTCCACACCATGAGGCTGTAAATCTTAATATCTTCATTTTTTTTCCTTGTTTTGTTTTGCTTCTAATTCACGTAAATCCATTGCAACATCAGCAACTCCATGCCAATCTTGTAAAGCAATCATTACTTGTAAATATTCTAACAGTATTTCTTTTTGTGTTTCAAATTTACTGTAATCTTTCGCCATCTATTTCTCCATTAATTCGTTTACAAAATTTAATAATAGTTTGTGATGTTTTCCGTCATGATAATGACCTTTCATCCAACTATATGATTCGTACCAATGAGGTTGACTTTCAGGATGACAACCAATTAAACCTACTCTATTTTGAATGATGGCCATTGGATCATCATTCATATACTTTGCAATGATATCATAATGACCTGGACCAAAAGCACAACCATCATAAAAGAACATCTTTTCTTCTTCACCCAACCATTCAATTTTTAAGTTTTTTGCATGGGGTCTACGTGTGTCTGTATTTGGTCTAGTTATGTATTGTTCAACACTCACATTATCCAAAAAATTAAAGTAATCATTGCCAGCCCAATAAGCACCCATGCAGATTCCCAAATAACGGCCACCGTTATGAATAAAATCAGAAATGCGGTGGCGATTATCTTTAAACAAATAATCGAAACTATCACTATCACCCAAACCACCAGGAAAAGCAACAATATCGACATTATCGAAGAAGTCATTTTCTAGTTCGTGCTTTGTGAATATTTTAAAATTATAATGTGTTTCTAATGCTTTAATTATTCCATTACCAGATTGTACTGAACATTTTGGCTGATGTAAAAACAAAGCAATTGTAGGTTTCATTTATCCCTCACAGGCAATGCAATCATTTCCTTGTGCTACTTGAACCATATCCAATTCTTTAATAACTTGTCGTTCAATTTTCTTAGAAACCTTATCCGCCTTACCAATCTTTTCTGAACGGCAGTAGTAAAGTGTTTTCAATCCTTTTTTCCATGCCATAAAGTGAATGGCGTGAATGTATTTAATGTGTGCATCTGGACGGAAGAACAGATTTAATGATTGTGCTTGGTCGATGTATTGTTGGCGATCTGCTGCCAATTCAATAACCCAGCGTTGGTCAATTTCCATAGATGTTTTGAATATTGCTTTTTGATTTTCGTCAAGAATATTCAAATGTTGAACTGAACCATCATTTGCAATAATTGATGACCAAACATCATTATATTCTTCTTCTGTTTGTGTTAGACCTTTGATGATTCTATCTAACCAACGATTCTTATTTAAGAATGCTCCTGAAAGAGTATCTTGGCGATAAGCATTAGCACGATAAGGTTCGACACTAGGGCTAGTGTTTCCCATAATAATGGATGATGAAGCATTTGGAGCAATAGCCATCAGATGACTAAATCGCTGGCCAGTACCAACAGCATCAGGAGCTTCACCTCGTTCTTTTCCAAGAATTTGATTAGCTTCATCTAATTTTTCTCTTATGTGTTTGAAGATTTGATTATTTGAAACTTTTGCCATTACACCTTCAAATGCAATGTTGTTTTTCTGCAAGTAAGCGTGAAACCCTAGGGCACCAACGCCAATAGAACGCTCACGGCTAGCAGAGTATATAGCCCTGGAAATGGTATCAGGTGCATTAGTAATAAAATACTCCAGAACGTTATCGAGCATTTCAGCAACATCCCTAAGGAACAAAGGTTCATTTTTCCATTCATCATAGTACTCCAAATTTAAAGATGATAGACAACATACAGCAGTTCTTTCTTCATTTGTTGGTAAAATAATTTCAGAACAAAGATTTGATTGGTGTATTTTCAATCCTTTATCTTTTAAGAATTGTGGTAACATTTTATTACTAGTATCAATATAGTGAATGTAAGGTTCACCAGTATGCATACGTAATTCTAAGATTTGCTGCCATAAATGTTTAGCTGAAACTGTTTCACGAATTTCTTTTGACTTTGGATCAACTAAATTCCATGAATCATCAGCTTCTGGATCCAACATACAACTTTCAATCAATTGCATAAAGTCATCTGTGATATTGATGCCGTGATGTAAATTCATGCAACGTACATTGGGATCACCTGTTGGTTTACGCATTTCTAAAAATGATATAATGTCGGGATGATTGATATCAAGATAAGCAGCATAACTTCCACGGCGAGTACGACCCTGACGGTAAGCAAGAGATGAAGCATCGTAAATTTTGAGGTGCGGCATAACACCAGTACTCTTGTCGTCTGCACTACGTATACCAAAGCCAATGCCAACACCACCGCCAAGCATAGAAAGCCAATTAGTTTCGCTAAGATTATCAACTAGACCCTCCGCTGTATCTTCAATATAGTTAAGAAAGCACGAAATAGGCATACCACGCTTAGAACGACCATAGCTAAGAATTGGAGTACTATAGCTAAGCCAATGATTAGCGGCGTAATTGTAAAGGCGCTGAGAATGTTCAGTATTACTTCCAAATGACGATGATACATATGCAAACCTCTGTTGTGGTGATGTTTCATCATCACGCATGTAAGACTCTTGTAATCTTTTAATTCCTAATTCATCAAATAGTTTATCTTTTTCTAAGTCTATTTTGATACCCATATATTCCATATTTTTACTTTCTTATAATTGCTTTAATATTAGGTGGCGTCCAGCCTTCTGGTTTTAACACCTTACCATCTTTTCGTTTTTCTACTTTGCCACTAGAACTGATTTTAGCCAAGTTACTTCTTGATACTTCATCCCAAACTTCTTGTTGTGGGATATTCAGTGTGATTTCCAATCCCTCAAGAACCCATTTTAAATCCGCTGTTGCGTCAGCGATATCTACTATGTCTCTGTTCGCATAAGCTGTAACCAATTCACGAAATTCTTCCATCACCAAGTCCATGTACAACTCTGCTTGGCCACCAAAATCTCTCGACTTTTGGTCACATGCATCCATAAAGATTCTTACATCATTCTTACTGTCCATTGATATACTCCTTAATCATAGGAAAAATGGGTTCAATAACATCAGCACAGGCCAATGCAATATTTTGATGTTCTTTTTGTGTCCCGTTTGCGCTACGGAGTTGTATATAGTGAACCCAAGAACGAAGTGTTCCGTTCATATACAATCGTGAACCTGTCATACCTTCTGGTAATACTGCTCTTGCTTGTTCTTTTGCGATACCATTGGCCAATGCCCATTTGTAAGCAAGTTCAGCTTGATCCATAACTTGTTTTTGATGTTGACGCCATGCCTCCGAAAGTGGTACATCATCAGTCAGAATACTATTCTGACGATTCTTTGTATCTTGTAATCTTGCTTCTTTTAGTTCAAAACCTAATTGAGTCGCCTCTGCATATCGTTGACTAAATTCCTGAAAAGAAAATGAACGATGCCTTAAAATCTGTCTTGCTATGTCTCTTGTTGTGTTTATTTCCAAACAAATGTTCACCATTTCAAGTGGCGACCAATGTTGGTTTTTGATAAGATAACGAACCAACTTTTCAGAAGTTTCGTTATTATTTTGATTGGCAGGATTTGAGACTCTGGCTGCAAATGCAACTTGTTCTAACAAATCTCTACCGTCTATTCCCTGTGTGTATGATATCAATTTCACATTCATAACAAATCTCCATTCAAGTCTTTTTCCAATTAATAAATTCCATCTTTGCTCTAAGATTCACAAAGGTATGTTTACTTATGATATCTTGTATTTCATCTGGTGAAAAACCATTTAAAACCATATCATTAATATCCTTTTCAACAATCATTTCTGGCCAGATTACTACATTATAGTGTTCTTCAATTGCTTTATCTATCTGTTTATGTAGTTCTTTGTTTCTTGGTTCATTATCATATATTAAGATAATCTTAGACTTATCAAAGTGTTTGGAAGCAGCCATCAAATTTGAATCCGCAGTCGCCACGGCATTCTCCAAGAACATGGAGTCAATAGGACCTTCCACTACATAAATCATTTCTTCCGTGTTGATCCTGTCAGTGCCGAACAACTTGTGGTTATCTTTGTCTGTCTTTACGGTGATGTATCTCAGTTTAGATTCACCCAAGGCTCGGCCTTGAAATGCGACAAGGTTTTTATCTTCATCATAGAATGGTATTACCAGTCTTGGGTCATCTTCTTTGAGACCTTCTTTTTCAATCTGAAGGGAATCCACGAAACCTTTGAAATCTTCTGCAAAGTATAGTTCCGAATGAAACTTCTCGGGAATTTTCCGTGCCTCAACATACACTTTAGCATAATGTTCAGCTGGTAAAGAGTTGATCGCCGGTATAGCCAGAGACTTCTTAAATTTAGGTGCTTCCGTTTTGACCTCATCGAAAGTAGGTTTGATGTAGTTGTCACGGCCCTGTTCGCCATTTTTGTATCTCTCAAGTGCATATTCTTTAACTAGGTTGGGATCAACCTTCTCCAGGAAATTATAAAAAGAAGTGGATGCACCACAATTGTGGCACATATAGAAGTAATTGTTCTTTTTTTCATAAACATAACCACGAGCTTTGGTTTTGTTCTTAGTTGAGTCGCCACAGAGAGGACACCTGAAATTGTACAGGTTATCCTTCTTTTGTGTGAATTTTTGAAGCTTCGGGGACACCCTTAGCAGAAAGGTTCTATCAATAAAAACGGACATAACAAAATAGTGTGGAGTTTACAAGAAACTAGATTATACGCTAATTATCATAAAAATGCAAGTATTTCTTTCAAATGACCGGAAAGTATTCCAAGAACCGCAACGGCACCGGCAACCATCCACACCATTTTCTGACGGATTTTTTCCAGGTCACCTATTTTATTGGCCAATTGGGTATGTTGTTCACATGATGCGGTATACATCTGCTCCAGTTTTTCCGTTAAGCTATCCCGTGTTTTATCCAAACAGTCATGCATTTCCTTAACGTCAACTTTTAGTTCATCCAATTTTTCACTAAGGTTTTCTACCTTAGTTTCAACGATGCCGATTCTTTCTACTGTGGTTGCCATTTGATTCTTTCTTATACACTAAAACTACTGCCGCAACCACAAGTGGATTTGGCATTTGGATTACTTACAACAAAATTTGCACCCATAAGTTCTACCTTAAAGTCAATTGTTGCGCCGGTCAAATACTGCATACTTATTGAATCCACAATTAATTGTTTAGACAATTCGAAATCATCTTCACTCTTTAAGTCATCCAACATGAATCCATAATTGAAGCCCGAACAACCACCACCCTCTACAAAGGCTCTAATATATTTTGATTGTTCACCTAATAAGATTTCTTTTATCTGTTCGGTTGCAGCTTCAGTTATTGTCAACATTATTTTTTCACAGGAACTTCTGTACCTTCTAGTTTCTTATGAACTTTCATTTCTTTGCAATTTTGTTTTGGTTTGCCGGCTTTGTCTTTAACAACTTGGCCCGCTTTGTCTTTTACGTCAACACACACTTTAACTTTTTCTGCAGCTTGTGCAAACAATGATAGGCATAGGCCTGTAACTAATAGTAATTTTTTCATTTTATTTTCCTTTATATTTTTTTACCAAGTGACTGCGCCAGTGGTTATTTTACGCAAAGCCATGTTAATTAAGCTGAGTGCTACCATTTGATATTCTACAGGCAATACGAAACCGTAACTGGATTGTGCAATAACAGCTGCGCCGGCAATGATGTTAGCCCAAAATGTTTTACTATAATACCACTTTTTACCCGTCATTTCTCCTTCAATGACTTCTGCTACTGCTTCGGAGATTTTTTGATTTGTTGCCATGTTAGTCCTTATAGTTCTGGTTGTGGTGCTGGTGCTGGGGCAGGTTTTCCACCAAAGCCGGTGACGACTTGTGGTTGAGATATGCTTCCAACGCTACTTGTACTAGTGCTTGTTGATGTTGTGGTGCCAAACGTTGACGTTCCAAATCCTGTACTGCTAGTAGGGCTTGTTGTGCTTGATGTTGAGTTGTTTGGTGCATTTGGTGGTGGTCCTGAAATAGTTGGTGGTTTATTTGCGGCTTCTAATGCTTTTGCTCTCAAATCTTTATCGTTACCTGCCAACATAATACCAGATAAAGTACCTGTTAAAAATGTTGCAATTGGAATAATCAACTCAAAGAACTTTTGGTCAATTGGACTAATAGCGTTCAATGGCTGTGTCACAAAAATGATGGAGTATAACACAACAAATACAATACCTGTCAATGTTAATGCTAAACAAATACCAATGAAGAATTTCAGTCGAGCCATCAACTGTTCTTCTGTATACATAAAATTATTATTTTCCACAATTCGCTCCTTGAGTTGGTGTAATACATTGTGATGGTGTTACTGATGGTGTTGCAACTTTAGGAGTTTCTGGTCCTAATCTTGGATCACGTTGTCCTTTGAAAATATGTTCGGGACAAGTTCTTGTCACATCACACTTTGGTAGTTTGCAAAATTCTTTATCCCAATTATCAGGATCTTGGCAAGGATATCTGAATCTATCACCACCAAAGAAAGCCAATGATAATGGCAAAATAAGAATCGTAATTGCTATATATAATAGTTTTTTATCTGACATGTTTATTCCTTATTGACACCAGCTTTGTTTAGCATCGCCGTAATATTCACGAGCAAAACCATTAGCAATTAGTTGAGCACGTAGGCTTTGTCCGTTTAAAATTATGTCACCTAATACACGGCCACCAAATTTATCCCAACCGTATAGTATGACTTGTCGTTGTTGACTGGCATTAATAAGATTTTTAGTGAAAACACTTGCGGCTTCACCACGTTGTTTTTCGCTGTCACATTGGCCTCTAAATCCTTTTTCCGGAGTATCGACTCCATAGACTCGTATCGCAAGTTCAGGCTTGAGTGGTGCAGGTAGAAAAGGTGCGGCGATAACAACTGTATCGCCATCCGTTACTCTGATAATTTGTGCGTCATATGTAACACCTTGGGGTTGTTTTTGTGCAAACACCAAACAAGGTAACAATGCAAATATTAATATAAGTTTTTTCATATTATACTCCAAAAACATGAAGTGCATGTTCATAATGTTTGATGCGGTCATCTAGGCCAATTGTTCCGCCATTAATCCGTTTTGTCAAGGTAACGATATCACCTTTGTCAGCCCATTTGTTTAAATCATTTGTTTCCCAAAACCAACATGCTGATTGTGCTGCACCTTCAAATGTTTGTAGATACTCAGATGCTTCCTCAACGGAGATGCCTAGTGAACCTGCAAAGAAAGTATAGTTGTCACGACCAGTCAATTGAATCAAACCACGACCACAGAACTTGTAACCATCACCAGATTCTTCTGGTCCGTTACCCATACGTGATGCATAGATGCGGTTTGCAATTGCTTCTTGTTTGTTTGGTTTTGATGCATATTGTTGTGCAAGTTCATCTGTTGGAAAATACTTACTAAACAACTTGCGTAAAGATGCAGCTTTGTAATTTAGATTCTCTTTAAGAACCATGAAACCACCAGACTCATGTGAACACTGTGCTATGAAAGCAGCCATTCTCTGAGGTGTGTTGATTTCATAATCGGGCAATAGAATTGACAATGCATGGTGCCAGTGGTCAATGTATGGGTTCTTAGGAAGTAATTGTTTTAATTGTTCTTTTGTTAATTCCATTTTCAGTCCTTATAATGTTATCGGTAACCATAACAAAGCACCTTGAGACATTAATAAAACTGCAAAAGCACCAAGACCGATTCCAATCCAGTACATTCGTTTACTCATTGTCAACATAGATGCGGCTAATATAACGATTGCAATTTGATAGAAAGCATTAGAGTATGTGTACCAAGGACTTTTTAGTTCCGCTACTGCTCTCTCCGCTTCAATTGCACGAGCCTTTGCCATTAATTCTTTTTTACCTTCACCTGTAGAAGGTTCTGATTCATAACGTGCAATTTTGGCTTTCATAACTTCAGCCTTTTTCTTGTCACCATTACGAACTGCATTATCATATGATATTTCAGCTAACGATTGTTTAATACTTTTTGCTTGATAGAAAGACCAAACATTGTTTGCTTCGATAGTGTTATCTAAAATCTGTGATGAATTGCCACCATCAAGTAATGATGTAATTGCTAAAAATGCGGCCAAAAATGTAATAATCCAACCGGTGCGTTCTTTTGTGATTTCTTGTTCTTCAGTCATTTTACACTTTCGAATATATGTTTTTGTTTTTGATACCACTCAATCCATGCATCTGTTTTGATAGCACATTCGTAATATGTACCATAATTCACTGACACAGTTTTGCTGATATCACTCAGCTTGGCATCTTCTGCCAATTTTTGTAATTGTGGACAAGCAGTCATTGCCACATTACCTGGTGCTTCTGGAAACTTAACAGTAACCGGCACGATAGTACTACATCCTGTTGCTAAGAATGCAAGTATGATAAAAATTGTTAGTGTAAATAATTTAAGCAAGTTCATTTTGGTACCTCGGCTGCATCATTGTGTGCTTTGATAAACTCTTTAGGTATCTCACAGATACCACCAGGTGCAAACTTTGTGTCATACTTGACCACTTCTCTATCTACATATTTAACAATGTCCTGGCCACGGGTTTTGACTATCTGTACCT